ACTACCACCATCATTGGCTTCGGTCAATGCATACTGCTCTCTCCAATCGTATGGGATGTTTAACCAAGCAACAAAACTATACACTCCATAATGATTATGGAATGGATTGAACTCATGCTGTCTCTGTTTGTTGTACCAAAATGATTCTAATTTATATGGAGCAGGTTCACTAACAGGATAGTTGTCACCCATGTTACCAAACGTCCTACCATATCTCTCAATGAATCTTGTCAAGACATTATTAAAGAACCAATTGTCAGTATCATCAAGATAAAGACTCTCAGTTATGTGACCTAAGAGATTAGGTTTAGCATTTCGTGTTGCCTTACCAATGTAATCCCATAGTCTTAGTTGTTCCTCTTGGCACAGTTGGTCTTCCAACCACCCCAGATTACTGGGAACTACTACTTTCATTTTTTAAATACACCAAACTTTGCTAACAGATATACTGATAGCACTGTCCAGAATACAACTTCGAGTCCAATATTATTCATTAGATGTCACCAGGTGCTCTATTCTCTGAGTAGTGGACGTTAAACATCTCACCAGGATATCTTGCTGCCAACTTAAGAGTGTTGGTATAGATAACCTCATCAAGACGTAGGTCAAGTGCTAGTGCTGCTTGTGCAACATACCACACGATGTCACCCAACTCTTTCTCTAGGTGCTCTTTAGTTGCCTTGTCATATGGTTTGCCTTGAAACTTAAGTTTCTTAACAATCTCCATAAACTCACCACCCTCTGATGCCATACCAGATGCAGCAGTGTCTAGTCTTTCAATCTTACAACCTGCTTTATGCAACTCATCATAACGAGACAGCAAAGCATTGTAATCTTTTGATGCATCAGAGGTAACCCTATCTACAAACTTCATGTAGTTGTCTAGGTCTATCTCAAATTTATCCTGTTTCTTACCCTTCTTTGCCTTCTTGTTATCCCTATCTTTAAGCTTGTCGGCAGCAATGCCTTTAGACCTAGGAGCACTACCCATTCGGTCGTCATTAACGAAGTCTTCAATCTTCTGGGGAGTTTCCTCCTTAATCTTCTCAACATCTTTCTGTGCTTTGTCTACCTGGTCACGTGCTTCAGAGTTAATCTTCTCTGCTGCTGCTTCCACATCATTACCTTGCGGTTCATTGGTAAATTTCTTTGCCATTATACTTTGAGTCCCTCAAATTTATTCTTGGTTTGTGTGACAGGTTCGATATCACCTGCATCGATGATGTCATCCTGAGCTGCTTGCTCACAATCATACAGCCTCATCTTCGCTCTGTCAATACCTATGACGAAACGCTTATACATTGTAGGATCATTATACCTATTCTTCAACTGCTTGACCATTATTTGTCCGAGTTGTTCCATATCTTCTGTACTGATAAGAGCAAACATAAGGTCAGCAGTAGCGGGAAGACCGAATGACTCAGAGGTATCAGTAAGATCGACATCACTGTTAGCAAACCCACTACGAGTTGTTTGGGTTGCAGAGATGATAGGTACGTTGAACTCCACTGCCAATCCTCTGAGTTCTTCCGCAATTGCTTTGACATATGTGTAACTATTAACTATAGTCCCTTTATATCTAGCTGATGCACAGATGTTTAGGTAGTCAACGAAGATAGCATCAGGACTGAAACCTTTCTTCAATGACAATTCATTTAAGAGTGCCTTAAAATGACCTACATGTGCAGACGCTGTAGGATATTCTTTGATTACTAACTTACCTTGTGTCTTCTTCTTTAACTGAAGCAACTTGGAGGAGTACTTTTCTTTTGTGAGGAGGGGACTGTTGAGTTGTTGGATGGGGATGTCCAAGAGGTTGGCATCAACTCGTTCAGCAATTTTCTCCTCTGCCATTTCCATTGTAATGTAGAGTACGTTCCGCCCTTGGAGCAACATGGAGCTAGCCACGTGGCACATGAATAGAGACTTCCCGACACCTGTACCAGCAAGTGCGATATTAAGAGTCTTGTTAGGTAAACCACCTTTGGTAATCTTGTTGAAATAATCGAGATCAAAGGGAACCTTCTCTTCCTTCTTGTGATAGAAGTCATATCTGTCATCAGAATCTTGTATGTAATCGTGTCCTACATGATCATCAAAACATACACCCAATGCCTCAGACATGATGCTTGGAATTGCATCCTTTGTGCGTGTTTTGTCTTGCCCATCAGCAATCTGTACAGATTCCATCAGTGCGAGATATATTGCTCGCTCTTTACACCACCTCTCAGTGGTATCTACAAGCCAGTCTTCATTATATTGGTCTCTATCTAAGTTATCAAGAAACCTTTCAATGTCCTTATATACATCCTCAGTTATGTCACGTCTCTTCTCAACCTCAATCTTCAAAGCATTAGGCTCTGGGTTGGTATCAAAGTTACTTACATACTCTGTTAATGTTTCAAACAAGACACCATTAGGATGTCCATCAAAGTATTCCCTCTTAATGAAAGGCATAACCTTTCTACAGTAACTCTCGTTGAGGATAAGTTTACTAAGGGTAATCTCTTCAATCTTTAGTGTCATTTGTAGTGCAGATATGTTGTTATCATATAACTGTCGTTACTTGGCACCCCAAATTCATGAGGATACTGCCATGAGGACGGACATAAGACAACCCTACCACGTTTGGGTTGGATTGACAAGTCTAAGAGAGGAAACTTTAACTCTCCTCCTTCGACAACATCATTCAAGAAAATAAAATAAGAAAGAAATCTTCGTGCAGACTGGTAATCTCCCACATCAATGTGACGTTTGAAGTAATCCTGTCTACCATACTTAATCATCTTGATCTGCTCTAGGGAGTTTGCCTTAGGCCAAAATGACTCACAGTCTAACTCCTTCATATATTGCTCACCATACTGTTTAACAGCATAGATTGCCTGCGTATGGACTACTGTCCAATCTTTTTTATTATTCGTCTCAGTCTCTTCTGTCATGTTTAACATGTCAAACTTACAGAAGTCTTGTACTTCTTGACGAGTAACTACTTCGGTGTCATGCTCAAATAAATCAATAGCATTTCTGCATAGATTAAGGTCTAGCACGTCATCGTAGACCTTGATAAAGTCTTTAAGTTCCATAAGAGAATTCTTTAGCAGCACACTCGTCTAGGGCTTGTAGGATTTCGGACGAGAAGTATTTATCTGGATTCTTATAAACGACCGAAGGAAAAACAGTATCGCCATTGATAACAATCCTATTTCCTTTACGCTCAAAGACTCCATGCTTCTCACCCAACTCCAATAGTCCGTAATAGCGATCCAATCCACGTTCGTCATAAAATAATCTTACTGCAACTTGAGAGTTTTCTTTTGCTGACCTTGACTTAACCAATTTGGCTTTGATAATGTTACCAATTACTTCCTTCCCATCCTTCTCCTTACTCTTGGTAAGGTAGATGATGTTACTGGCAGCATACTTGAGACCACTACCTCCACCCATCTCTTTGGTCGGCACATATGCACCCACCACATCATATGTATGGTTAGTAACAATTAAAGGCACGTTTGCCTTTCCTAACTTCAGCGTCAGCACTCTGAAGATAGACTTGACTACTTGAGCACGTGTCATATCACGTGTCTCTTTACCTTGCTCGGAGTCCTCCATCTCTTTGGAGGTAGACAACATACCAAGGGAGTCTAACACCATAAGCATAGGCTTTTGTTCCTTCTGTTCCAAGTATTTGTCAAGAATCTTAATACTTTGTGTCCTAAATTCTTGGACAGTATTAACTGGCACCAATACCATACGATTGGAATCAATACCTCTTGACTCAATTAACTCTCTACTTATCGCACTTTCAGACTCAAAGTAAATAACCCCAGCATCAGGATTAGATTCGAGGAAAGACTGAACCATACCAAGACAGAAAAAAGTTTTGCCTGTTGATGACTCACCTGCAATAGCAGAGATTTTGTTTCCTGGAACCCCACCTTTGATGGAGCCACTAAGTAGTGCGTTAAAGATGTATGAACCCGTGTCGATATAACCACTTGTATCACCAGCAGCAACACCATCAGCAACGACACTAGCGTATTCATTGTCTATCTCTTTGACAATATCTTTTAAAAAACTCATAATTAATCATGTTTATGTGCTATGCCTAACTCATGCATCTTTGCATGCTCTGCGATTGGATCTTTAACATCCTTACCTCCTGGACCGAAGGTAAACCACAACCCACCTCCTACCAAGAGGAGAAGGATGCCAATGATAATAAAGACTAAGACCATAGTGCCTCTAATGTGTGACGTTTCTCTGCTTCCCACCCAATAGTATCAAGGATTGCTTTAAGAGGAGCAAGGAAACTCTTCTCAAATTGTAAATCATAATCTATACTATTGTCAAGCCCAAACTCGGTGGGAAGTGTTTGAAAGAATGAGATAATATTCTCATTGATTCGGTTTGGGGTACGTAGATGAAGATACTTAATCTTCTCACCCTCTTGGATAACAGGATACTTGTGGTACAACTTATTCTTTTTAATGTGGAAGTTGTACAACAACGCTCCACGCACATGCATAGGGCATCCCTTACCATAGATAGTGGCCGAAGATGTATTCTTCTGTATATTATTACAACCACGTGGGAATGCTACTTCCTCTGGTGGCATTGCTTCAAACTTCTCACGGAAGTCCTTGATATATTTCTGTGTGTCAGACTCACTACCAGTCATAATAACATTGAGTGCTTCTTTAATAGCGACACGACATGGTGCAGGTGTAGAAGACTTAACTGCTTCGATACCCATCATCTTTAGTTTAGGTTTCTCATACTGGACACCCTCACTATTCCATACGTTAAGAATATATCTTTTCTTAGCAGTCCAGATACCCTTGTTAGCGATATTCTCTCGCTTCATGACCATCTTCTGCTCGTATGCATTTACATAGGTTGCCATTTCTTGATAAGCACTCTCAATATAGCGATCAAGTTCCACATCACACACCTTCTTAAGGAACCTAAGTGTACTCTGATCGTCCTTCTCTCCACTGGGGAATACAGCTTGTACCAGAGGACCCATATGGATGTAAATACTATCAGTGTCACTAGCAATAACATAATCTTTCTCGTTAGTTTTTAATACATTGTTTAGGTATTTGTTTACCTTGTTTTCTATCCATCGGATTGAGACTTGTCCTGATAGAGTGATTGCTTCAGCGTTCGCAAGATTGTAATACCTGAAGTATTGGTTACCGATAGCACCGTAGGCAGAGTTAAGTTGGATCTTTCTTGCCATTTGGATGTTATTAAACTTAGCAATGTCTCGTCTGAGTTTGTCTGTTGGTTTTGTTTCATACTCTTGCTTTGCATGAAGCATACGCTTCTTATATATTGTCCTCTCATCGTAGATGCGTTGCATCATCTCTGGGAGAAATCCGTGGATGTCTTTGCGGTATTGTGCTCCGTTGGCACACACAGCATAGTCCCCTCCGACGGAAACAGTTTGGTTGAGCAGTCCATCAACACTGGCGGTGGGATGCCTTCTTTCGACAAGCGTCTCTGGGCTAATGTTGTACTGCATAATGAGATGAGGATATAGACTGTTGAGATCAAAACTGACCACCCAATCATATAAGCCAGGAATCGGCTCCTTAACGTAGGCTCCTGCATACTTGTCATCCTTCTTTGTAG